GCCGTAGCTGGAAAGCTCCGGCTTCACCCTGAATTGTACACGATAACCATCGGCATATGCCTTGATGGCCTCCGCATAGGGATGTGGTGTGCGATTACTCTGTGCCATAAAAGCGTCCAAAGTTGTTATCGATGGCAACTTTATACCACTGTGGGTATCACTTGTTCAATTGCTCCTTACCCTTGACTCGCCTCATCTTCCTGCCCCGGCGCTTCTGTATTGCCTCATCACCTACTACATTGCGACAGTTCAGTTCAGCGATCAGGAATGGAACCTTGGCACTCCCTGCCTTTTGGACAACGTGGTACTTGGCTGACCGTGTGCCTGAGTGCAGGATGCGGAATGTGCGGCCAGTCTCCTTCACTAGCCACTCCATCTCCTCAAAAGCCGCTCCTAAGTCATCAAACGACATCCAGACTCTCCAACGGTAGCTCATAATACTTGGCCGTTGATCCATCTGATTTGATCATAGCCCTACCCAAGTCATGTTGTGGACAATCTTGTGAACGTGTGTCTTTGACACCTCAAACTTCTCAGCAATCGACTGGAGCGTAAGACCTTCCTCACGCAGTGCCTTGATCAATAGCACATCCTCCGGGTCGAGCTTACGGCTCCTGTGTTTTTCCCAGTGCCTGTTTTTTGCAAAATGAATCGACATTACTTCACCTTATCCAATTGGTCATCTTCATACTGATCAGCCCAGTTCAAATATCTTTCACGCTCAAGCTCCCCGTATGTGTCGAGATCTCGAGTCGGCCCGCAGTACATGCAGACCTCGTGGCCCTGAGCTAAGTGGTGCGCTATCACGCGAGAGCCACAGCTAGGGCAGGTTGGGTAGGGGCGGTCTTTCATTTGCCACCCCACTTATCTGCCAACCAGTCGCCAATTAAGCCGATTAAACCGGCCACAGCAAACGCTGTAGCCAGACCGAATACAAGGATGAATGCTTCTGCTGTCATGTTCGCCCCTCGGGCCGCTTACGCGGCCTTTCCTAATTCAAAGTAATGAGCTTCTTCGTATGGCTCAGCCGGGAGTGACTCGATGAACGCTTGATCCACGGTCTGCATGTTGTAGCCCATACCGTAGCGCCACATCATGTTCTGCTCATTTTCCCACTTGATGATCTGCTCAACAGAAACGTGACACTGAGCGGCTAACTCGTTGCGCTCAACCTCTTCACGATTATTCTCTTCCTCGATCTCTTCGCCGAGACGCTTAACAGCGATCTCCAGATCTTCCTCGGACATGTCGTATGCCCACCGAGCGCGACAGCCATGTAGGCTCTTGTGCATGTCGCTGAACAATTCTGCTAACGCTTCTTGATGTGTCATATCTTTCTCCTATTCCCAGAGGGACGGCTTACGCCGCCTCCCATGTAATATTGTCACCGTAGATGCCGTACATCTGATCTAACCACTCAAGCATCTTTGCTTTTTTTGGGAAGTGCATCCAAACCGTCCCAATCGGAAGTTCTGCAACAACCTCGAAACACTTGCCACGGCAAATCTTGAGTGTGATTTCGTTAATGTACTCCGCATATTCTGCTTTTCTGATTTTCGCTGTGTAGATCATGTCGTTTTCTCCTAATTGATAAATATTTCCGACACACAAATAATAACAGGTTGGTACTGTAATGCAACACTTTACGTTTCTTTTTATGCACTTTTTCTTTGTTCGATGCCCTCGAGCCTAGCCTTAGCCAGTCGTATGCGCCGCTTGTCCTCAAGTGTGAGGTTCTCTGCACCGTTGGCTATGCTGAGAACGATCTCGTCCTCAAGGGCTTCCTGTTGCATCTTCTTGGTATATACAGGGCGTATATACTCTCGGTCTGGCGGAAAGATTTCTGACAGCGGCAGGCCCAGAGCCTCAACCAGTTTTGGACCGTCAGCACCACAGACAAAGCAGTGGGCCAACACAGTGCCGTCAGCGCACTCCTTGATGGACATATTGAAGCCCTTGCCGTTGTGGACAGGGCAGGGGATCCGCCACTTGTCCTGACCTGAGTTGCGGACCTTGCTGACACTGTTGAGGATGTTATCAACTGGCATTTTTCATCACCTCGTAGTTGCGTTTAATGTTCTGGCTAACGATGAATCTTTTCACTTCTTCAGATATCCCGTCAACCGGCTTGGCAGTGATCGCGCTCGGCCACACGCCGAACTTCTGTCGATACTTGTGTGACGCCCAACCTTCCTTGAATCCGCGAGTCTTCGCGTAGTGCTGTAGCTCACCGAGGAACTCGGCCTTGCGCTCTTTCGAGTACACCTTGTTAGCGGACTTAGCTAACTGGACTAAGTCCGATCCGTCAGTCTCGATCCGCTCCTTGATCGGGATCTCGTAACCACAACTGCACCTGATCCCAACCATTTGCCGGTAGCACTGTGGGCAGTCCTTGACCTTGACCTCTTTCTTGTCCTTGAGTTGCTTCTTCTCGCTGAACTGCTTCTCACCGTCATCCAATGACTCGGGGATCATGTCCTCGCAGAAACCGAACCGGCTGACATTGCCTGCGTGATCGAGGTAGATCGCATTCTTCTTGCCCGGTGCTGTTCGCATAATACGACCCACGCGCTGTTGGAACTGGATCGCTGACCTTGTAGCTTTTAAGTCAATACACGCCGATGTAGTCGGGCTGTCCCAACCTGTGTTCAGCAACTGAGAGCATGACAGGATCATGAACTCACCTGCATCGTGAGCCTCAAACAATTCGTCCCGGATGTCGGTGTCCATGTAGCCATCGATGTGTTCCGCCCGGATGCCTGCCTCATTAAACTGATCAACCAGAGCCTTGGATGTTTTGATTGATGGGCAGAATGCGACAGTCTGGCGACCCTCTGCATACTTCACCCAGTTTGCGATCACATCGCCAACCAAGCCCTCTTCCTTCTCAATAGCCTCGCCTAGTGATCTCTCATCATAGTCAGTACCGCCAGTCTTGAGTGCCTTGGTCTTGACGCCATTCAGGGACGCCTGACGACCGCCGTAGTAATCGACAGGGCAGAGGTATTCCTCCTCCAATAGCTCGCGTGTTGTGATCGGCACGATCAGGTCATCGTAATACTTTCCGAGTCCCTTGCTGTATGGAGTGGCCGACAGTCCGATGAACGGCACGTTGTTGTACTGCTCAAAAATCTTCTCGAGGTACTTATACATAGTGTGCGCCTCATCAACGATGGCAAAGTCAAAGTCAGGCGTGTTCTTTCTGCGAGCCAGTGTCTGGACAGATGCGATCTGGATCGGGGCCATGGGATTACTCATAAAGTGATCACCCTGCATGACGCCGAACGGTATACCATGGGCATCGAATGCTTCGATTGACTGTGAGATCAGTTTCACCCGGTCGCAGATAAAGATGCCACGCTTCCCTTTATCGAGAGCGTTCTTCAGCATCGCGGCGGCTGTGATGGTTTTACCGAACGAACATGGAGCGGCAAGCATTGGTCGCTTGTGTCCAGTTGCTAGTGAGTGCCGTAGCATCTCGATGGCTGTTTGTTGATGTGGTCGTAGTTGCATATTTTTCTTCCGGCCATAGTTGTCTTTTTGAGGGCTATTAGGCAACCCTCACTCTTCTTCTTGCGCTAGTCCATGAACATCCAGTCATCAGCAACGATTTGCGGCGGCATTAGCCGAGGCTCGTAACACCTCACCCCCACTGGCACACTTGATGTGTACACTCGGTTGCCTTTTACGCTGTTTGTCCCGCCCTCAGAGGTCGGATGTTCACTCTTGCTTTTTCGTGCTACAGCACAATGCGACTGTTTTGACGGGGGAGAGCAGTTTGGACTGATTCGGAGAGATTCGTATTGTGTTGACCAGAACAACCTGTGCGGTCACAATACACCTGTGCCGGAATGCGACACGGGTCTTTCTCATGTTTCAGTCCGGTTTTATCGCTAGGAGACTGCCAATCTCCGCCCGGCACTGTTTTAAACCTTACCCCCGTCAGAATTTTTTTGCAAAGTGTTTTTCACACAAGTCTTCAACATAGTTGTCAGGAACCCACAATTGCACTGGCCCGGTGTACTGCACCAGAATGGCTGTGTGGTCGATCATTTCCCAGACCTCGCCCGCAGGCTCATCGTCACGATCCTTCCACGAATCGACCAACTGGATTGAGTATGACAACTCATACTCCATGCCGTTGATGATCGGCCAGAGAAAGATTTCGCACTGATCCATTACTTCCATCTTGATCTCCCCAAAGGGCCGCTTACGCGACCCGGTCTGCCCAAAGTTTCCAACGATTCTGGTTGGTGTCTGTAATGCCTTCAACCTGATTGAAGATCGACTTAGCGGCATCAAAGCTAACTGCATCAATCTTGAAGCCCTTTGACTTCTGGCCCTTTGGATAAACGAAATAAGTTCCCATTCTCATGACTCTCTCCCCGGAGGAGCCGCTTACGCGGCCTTCCTCAAATTCATGCGTTGACCTTTGATCTCAGACCAACCTTTGCTGTTTTTGCCGATGTATTCTTCCATTGTGACCAAGCCATCTGACTTGCGAGAATAAAAGATCGAACCTTTGCCCTGCTTCCACAAAGCTGTTCGAGCCGCGATCTGCGCTTGCTTGTAAGTACCAACAGGCTCGATGCCTAAGTTATCGTGCATCATCCAACAGTTGAAATACTCAGAGAAGTAAACTGCGATTTCGTTGTGAGCTTTTTTGATCTTCATGTCGGTATCTCCTATTTGGTTACATATTTACTCGACACAGGAAGTATCTCAAAAGATGATCATGGTTGCAACACTTTTTGTTGCGGACAATAAAATATTTATTTGTCCGTAACATTGAATGTTACAGCCGTAACACTGAGCGTTACAGATGGCACGATGTGCCACCCAATGTCACGATGTGCCACCGATGTGCCATCCGATGTCACAACGTCATGATGTCACCGCAATTGCGGTAGCAGTCATCGCAGTTGCGGTAAGTCATGGAAGGTTCGATGCCGGGTATGGAAGGTAAGACGCTACCTGAAAAGTCGCAACGCTACCTCAAAAGTCGCAGGCAAAAAAAAAGAGCCTTTCGGCTCTTCAAATCTCTTGTAGTTTTTGTTTCAGCTTTAGTTTGCGAGTGAAAATATCCTTGATCCTCTTCAGATATTCGATGGTGAAATCGGGCGGATCCCATGGCGACTCTACGCGATCAACATACGCTTGCCCGTACCGCCACACTAGGCCGACCCGGAACTTGTCCACGTTGCCTGATAGGTATCGGTTGCAATGCTTGCACTGGCCGTGGATGTTGTCGGTCCTGAAGCACTTGTGGCCGTGTGCGCCCCTGCTGAGCATATGCCCGGCATCGTAACCTCCGCCGAGCGACTCGCTCTGTAGGCTCCTGTTGCATGAGATACAGGCACGATCACGATCACGCCACCTCACATATCTGTTAACGGCTGTCTGAGCCTCGCGCTTCCACTGAGATCTCGTCTTGAGCTTCTCCTTGGTCACCCGGTCTTGTTGGCGCTTTTCTTTGATGACCCTGCTACGAATTTTGTCCATGTTCTTGGACGTATATTCCTTCAGGCAATCATACGAACAGTAAGCCTTGAACTGAGACACGAATGCCTCAGTCGCCGGGACTTTCTTTCGGCAGTTGCTACACCGCCTCGTCTTCGCTTGCATCTTTCGCCGGTAGTTGTTCATAGACAGCCATCAGTGCGTCAGACGCCAAGAACATCATTTGCTCTTGATTGATTTCATCGCACAGATCGAAATCGATAGCCATCTCGACAACGCCATTGGCAACACTTGCCTTGATAGTTACGCTCGATTCAACCTTGTCCATTTACTGTTTCCTTCAATTTCTTGTAGTGACTTTCTTCCGGGATCGGCAGGAATATTTGGAACTCTTGAGCCATATACTCCCACATTTGTTCAAGCAGATGAAACGTCTCGCCAACAGATAAATCCTCGGTGTGTCTCAACTGCCCGGTCAGCACTTTGCTCCCATAGACAACATCCTCTACCCCCAAGAATCTGTGCTTCATCCAGATCTTTACGACCCCCTCATCGGTTTCCTTCCCGCGCTTGTTGAACTCCACTGCCGCTTCCCGACACCAGATGTGGAACAAGGCTCTCTGGGCCTCTGAGATGCCTCCTGCCGTGATCTTGACGACACAGTAGCCATGCTCCTTACACATGGCTTCTATGTCGCGCATACACTGATCAGCCATCGGCTTAGAAGTCACCGTATGCTTGACTGCGTCTTTCATCCGAAAAACCCGATTACTCGTTCCCAAATGGTCGGCCTGTGGCGTACAGGCGCTCCCTGGGGTTCCTGTGCCGTGATCTCGATCACTCGGGCCACTGTGTTAGCCTCGCGCAGTTTTCTCAGCCTGCGAGCTTCTACGCGGTCAATCAGGTTCATCTGCTTACGCTTGTAAGTGAACTGAACCCCAATCGACTTTGTGCTACGGCCAATTGCTCGGCCAATTTCTTTATCCGAAAACCCTTCGTTATGGAGTTGTTCCATAGTGTTGAAGTCTTCTGCTGTGTAACGTGTTGCCATGTCAGTCTCCTAATCTCAAAAATTCATCACGGCTCATACCGAAATATTCGGCAAACTCTTCAATTTTATGCAGGCGCATGTCGTCACTGGCTCGCCACCGTTGCACTTGTTGGCGGTGAACACTGAAGTCCTTAGCCATTTGCATGGTCGTTATGTCCCGCTTTTCCTGTGCGATTTTGATGCACTTACCAACTTTTGTTTTACTCACTTCACACTCCTGTTAGACTGAGGATGTTTCATTCGAGACACCCTCATCTTGGCCCGCCTAGTGCGGGCATCTTTTTAACTACCAAGGAATTTCATCGTCAACATTCTGCGCCGCGTTAGCTTGACTGGGTGCAGGCTGACTATCCTTGTAATCCTTTGGACGCACCGAAACGCTCACGATAGGGGCGCGGTCATTCTGCCCCGGCTTCTTCTTCCACCCACTCATCCAGAAATCGTTTTTTTCCTTGCAGTGTGGGCAAGTGATTTCGACTGATCCAGACAGGTCTGGGTGCTTGTCAGATTGCTTCCGGTCGTTGTTCCAGAGAGCGCCCCGGTTATTGTTGTCATATTCATTCATTGCATATTCCTTAATCGTTCAGTTTCATATTGAATTGCCTCACAAGCCTTCTCGACCTCTGTGGCTAGTTTTGCGATGTAGTCCTCGTCACGGTAGACGCGAACCTGAAGCACTGGCATCTGTTCGTGATAGGACACGAAATCCCACCACTCACGATCAGTGATCCACAGACAGCCCATCACCTGCTGTTTGTACTTTGTCGGCAGACCACCATCGCGGAGGTATGCCACATGTGTATGCGGGGCCGGAACCTTCAATTCCAAGCCACCATTCGTGCCAATCAAACCGTCAGGGCTTACGCCTGCCTCGAGCTTGTCACTCTTGCAGAACCCGACTTGAACTACAGATTTACCGGAAGATAGCGAATAGTATTCTCTGGCCACTGGCTCCAAGTCGGTTCCCCGTTGCATATATTCGTTCACCTTGAACTCTGTTGGCTGACCTGTCAGTAACTCGGCCACCAACTGGTTGATGTATGCGTCAGCGCTAGTGGACGGCTTCCCGGTAGCTGTGATCAGGTTTGCGAACCCTGAACCGCTAGGGCATCCCAGTCTGCTCTGGAGCCACTCCGGCGTTCCCTGTTCGTGATCTATCATTCTCATCGTGCTTGCCCTTTTTGAATATTCTGTCGTAGTTGCTCTCGTATTTTGCTTTGTCCACTGGACGCGGCTTGCTTCCCTTTCCTGACATGGTCACCTCTCATTAACCAACAAGCGGCACATTCAAGAACCCCACTGACGCGAACGTCAGCAGGATTGCCGCAATACTTACAAGGAGTCGTCATCGATGATTTCATCTGACGCCGCCGTAGCTGATTCCATATCAGCGATCTTTTTCTGGAGCATGTTGTACGCCTGCTCAAAGTGTGACTTTGGAAGCTCTGACACTGACTTGATCTTGTAGAACGACAGGAAACGACTTGCGTCAGTACCTGAGTAGTCAATCATCTCATTCAGTTGTTGAGCCTGAGCCTTATCGATTGGCTGTGACTGCTCTTCTTTCTCAGCGGAAGGAATGTCTTCGCCTGCATAGATGTAGAAGCCAAGGCCAAACATCGCCAAGCACTTCACTAGGCAACGCATACGCGCATCTGAAATATCGCGGGCGTTTGGATTGTTGATCGCCTTGTTCTTGTGATCCATCACAGGCAACCACATTGTGCGAGTCGCAACCTCTTCACCCTCGTGAATAGTCAAGACGCACTCAACCATCACAGAGCCATCAGCCTCTGAGTGATCTTGGAAGACGTAATAAGATTCTGGGTACTTGGCCATCAGTGTTGACCATGCCCAAGTCCATGACAGATAGGAAAGATTGCCCTTCTTCTGGACGTGATCGTTGACGTTGATAGCGGAAAGGTCTGCCCATACACGGGCCATGAGTGTTGCTTTAGACATTTAGTTGACTCCTATTGATTAACAACAGGAGCCATTTAAACACTTATCGTTTACAGATGCAACACTAATTGTGTGCCAAACCAACAGGACAGCAATTTCTTGCCACCAGACCATGTTCCTTGTGGAAGATCAGCGAGTGCATCTCACGGGCCGCAAAGTAGCCTGACTTGGCATGCCATGCGTCCGATGGTGCAAGAGTGTTGAATGACTCGACCTTGCACCCGGTGAACTCTTTGACCACCCGGTGATGGATGTGTCCAGTGATCCAGTGCCGGTGTCTGGTCTGCCCCCAGTCAGATGCCCACAAGTGAGCCATGATATTGGGTAGCTCTTCCATCCTTGCGCCGTCACCATGGGTAACACCAAGCAGTACATCGTTGAATCGATACATCTGGTAGTGCGCCGGGTCTTGGATGATTTCCACCCGTGGCTCGTTGTCAAAGTACAGCGCCAGTGACAATTGGATCCAGTGCGTGGAGTCAGGGTCATGGTTCCCTGCCGCGTTGATCACGGTGACCTTTTCGTGCTTTTCAAGCATGCGCTGAATCGCGTGAATCATCGACCAGACGAACACCTTGATGATCCGGTAGTACCGGCTGTCAACGTCCAGTTGGTGACCGTGACCGCGAGTCTTGTTTGAACTGTTGTCCGTATGCAGGGCATCGCCCACGTTTACGAACAGAGCTTCCTTAGTAGGAGGAGCGGCCTGCGTAAGATAATCGACAGCGCCCTGCATGATGCGGTACGCAATTTCCGAATCAAAATCATCAATGCGAGTTTCTTCTTTGTGAGCCATAGCTCCAAAGTGAGCGTCCCCCATAACCATCGTATGGAGACAGTCCTCTTGTGAGAGGCCCATGTGTTGGATAGGTTCTGAAGTTCCTCTGTATTCCTCAAGTGCATCTTTGATTCCCTCGATGATGATGCGGGCTTGCGCCTCTTTGTCAGCATTGGTTTTGACCCACTGCATCATCCTGCCCTTTTCGGCGTGATACAGGGTACTTGTTCCCTTCAACGTCATGGTTTCTGGGATTACATGGGTCAGGTCGTATTCGGGAGCGTAGCCCCTGCGCTCAGCATTACGCTTCACAGAGACAATGCAATTCCCGACTGTACCGTGGGCTAGATTGAGTGCTGTGGCGGCGGCACGTTGAGTGCCGTGATCTATTACCGCCTGTACTATGCTTCGTTGGTTTTCAGTTCTACAAAACTCGAGTAGCTTTGGATCAATCGACATAACATCCTCATATGTCTAGCACATCCGTTGCCATAGCTTGCGACAACGTCCTTGCGCGTTGCCCAACTTGCTCAGCCCACCGCGAGTCAAGCATCTCTACTGAAGCCTTTTCAAACTCCCCTGCCTCGATCAGAGCCAGTGTGTTTTTGAACTTCATTAGTGTCGGGGTTCCGATATTGAATGCCATATCCAACAATACTCTTTGGCGCACATCACTCAAATCGCGCCACCAAGGTAACGCATTGTCCAATTCCTGTGCAACCCTCAAGATATCGTTATCTAACAACGACCTAGCCTCATCTTCTGTGATGCCTATGTCTTCGATGTTACGACCGACCCCGATGGTGATCTTCCCCGCCGTACACTTGTATGGCTTGAGCTTCAGCCCTTCATGCAAAATCAGTTGGTCTTTTAACGCTTCAATATCCATATCTGCAAATCTCACTACTTGGTAAGTCCTTTCTGTTTTTCATATGTTCTCAACCCTCCGAGGCCGAGCATCCCCAATAATACTGTCATCAGCGAGTCCATATCGAACGCAGGGAGTTCAGGTATTTCCGCGCCATAGATGCCCACTCCAAACAATATAAGTGGAGCAAGGATAAAGTGGTACGCCATCGCACAGGCACAGACCCAACCCACGCAGGGGCGCCATCCGGCAACGAATATTGATTTGTGTTGGGCTTCTGCTTTGTTGACTTCGACTTGCGCCATGGCGGCTTCGTGCGCCTGTTTTCCGGCCAAGGTTGCGATTTCGTGAGCCAAGGCATTCTTCTGGTCCTTATCTTCGACCACCTTATCCAGTAACCCTGTTACAGGACCAATCAGCGATCCGAGTAAATTAATCATAAAATCTCCAGTTGATCTGTCTTAACGCAGATCGACTCATAATTGATTTTCGGTTGAGGTCCGGTAGCCATGAAATATTCTCTGGCCTCGAAACATTCATCCATTGCTGTGTATGCGCCGAGCATCATGAACTTGAACTGGCCCTCGATAAACATCATCGCGACCAGAACCCAGACGCTCATTTCTTCGCCCTCTTCTTTGCTTCCCTCGCAATCGAGTTTGCAATTGCGACAGCCTGCTTCTGGGGCTTGCCTTCCTTAATCAGCGTCTTGATGTTCTTGCTGATCGAGCCTTGGCTGTACCCTTTGATCAACGGCATACCTAACCTCCTGTGGCTTTCTACCACACTTGTCGCACCTCAAAGTCGGCCTGAATATCAGAACCGACTTGCACTCGGTCTTGTAGTAACCGCGCTCGAAATGATAGCTACAAGTTTTCATCTGAATAGCGGTCAGCCGCCATCCATATCACGTTCATGAGTAGTAGCATAAAAGCTACAACTCCCAACATTACTTTTTGCCTGCCATGTTGCTGAAGCCAAAATACGCGCCGATGATGACCGAGATTGACCCGTAGTAGATCGTACTCATGTCTGCAAGCAACGTAGAAGCCCCTGACAGGCCGAACGCCTCAGTGGCGACCACAGAGAAGGGAAACAGCAAAATGCCGCTTGCGGCCATGTATGTGATCCTACGCTGTGCGTCACGCTTGGCATCTGCGTCATCCATTTCCCGGCGGCGATCCTCAAGCATCAACTCGCGCTCTTCTGGATCCAATTGGCCGTTACCGTTGTGGTCGTACTTCTCGAGATCGGTCATGCTCTGGCAGTCCTTTTCTTTGGCTTCTTGGCAGTCTTAGCGGCGGCCTTGAATGCCTTGTCAGTAGGCGCACCCTTAGTCCCAGGGGTTCGCATCTTCTCTTTCGAGCCTTCCTTGATGCGCTTCCGCTTGGCGTGGATGTTCTTGTACAGACTCATGACAGAGCCTGCGCCAAACACATTCCCTTACCGCCATTTGCCGCCGCGCATGCTTTAGGGTTTGGGCAACGGCTACATGGAGTGAACTCCTTTTTCGCCATTGATTTCTTCATTGATTTCTTTGCTGTGTACTTCGCCATCTATATCACCACTTGGTTTTGTTGGCCCAGTAGGCCGCTGACATTTTGCCTTTTGAGATGTTCTTAGCGTGTCTTGCCTTGAACGACTTGCGGCGCGCTTTCTGAGCGTCCGTCTTCGGGTTCTTGCCCGCACCTGATACTCCCTGCTGACCGAACCGAATCAGTTTAATCTTGTCACCTTCTTTCGCCAAAACAGCGTGTGACTTTGTTGGATGGCTTGGCGTTCTCTTGGGCTTGTTGTACCCGCTGAACCGCTCGCCACGATACTCAATTGCCATAGCTACTTACCTCGTAAAGATACCATCCAATAAACCATAAAGATGGCAAGGCCCACGGCAGTGAACACGCCAAGCACAGCACCAGTAACAACCAGTCCAGTCTTGAAGGCTTTTTTCTTAGCCACTCTCTTAGCCTCTGCACGTCTCTTCTCATTCTCACGCATCTGCTTTCTGTTGCGAATGAAGGTACAGTAATCATCCCAAAGGCCGGGGCGCCCGGCATAGATAAACTGTTGTTTTATAAGGGCTTCTTTGGATTTAATGTCCTCG